ACCCTTGACCTCTCTCTTCATGGTAATCAATAATGTTAATCCTACTGCCGATCTGCTGATAAAAGATTATAGCACTATGATCGGAAACTCCTAAATCCCAAGCTGTAGATACTGGTACTGCAGGATCGTAAGGTACTCTAGTTAATTTATTACTGTCATCCATTTCTCCTACAATATCCCCATAGACAGCACCCTCAATATTGGCAATCCAATCACACTCAAATTCTTGATTATATTTTTTTTCTCCCATGACTTCTTTAGCTTTGACCAACTCATCTTCATCTACAATCTTAGTATCTGATGCTTTAGCTTTATAGTTAAACCAATCATCTGCTCCATTGGCGTGTTGGTATAATTCATAGAAGTTGTTGTTCATTCCAGCAGGTGTACCAATAAAGACACAGTAGCCTTTACGATCTGATAGAGCTGGTCTAATTACTTCTGGAAACAATCTACTGTTGACGTTAGCATATTCATCTATAACGCAGCCATCAAGATAGATACCTCTTAATCCATCTGGAGAATCTGAGCCAAGCAATGTTATTCTAGCACCATTGGGTAAATCAACTCTAAGTTCTGTTTCATTAAATTTTGTATTAGGTATCTTGTCGGTAAACTGTTTCATGTAGTCCCATGCGATACTTTTGGCTTGTTTGAATGTGGGTGCAAGATATGCAAACCTAGGATTCTTTTCTTTACAAGTAAGAGCTGACTTAATTAGGTGGTTAATCATGCAGACAGTTTTGCCGAATCTCCTGTGGCAGACTAGCACACTCCATCTATGTTTATCAATCTGTTGGTGTAATAGCTTTTGATGCTTTCTTGGTGTGTAGGGAATTTTAATTTCCATATCTAGTGTATAGAGCTATTACTATACTCATCATTTGGTATGTAATCAAAGTTTAGTTTATCCATAGCGTGGATGCTAAATAACTCTGATGCTTTAGGATTTTTAAAACCATAAAACTTAATGATAACATTGTTAGTGCCTTCTTCAATAAAGCAAACTGATTCTACATCTTCTAAGTCTAAGTGATCCATATACTACATTTAGTGTATTTGAAAAAATAGTAAAATAAAAAATTTGGATTAAGTGTGGATAAAAGGGGGTGGGTTGTTTTAGGAGAACTGTCTGTGTGTGTGTGAAAATGTTCGGTGTATATATATAATAGAAAAGCATGGCGACTTTTTGGGTGTACCCCCTTAAAAAAATCTCAAAAAAAGTGATAGTTTGGAATGATTCTAAATTATAATATCCATTATAGATTAGCAATAAGAAAGCGTTATCGGTACAAGTTAAATAAACCTTTTAAAAATTGTTTAGTACTGTTCCGATCTATAACACGTAGAGAAAAAACAAAGTCGCTTTATAAATGGATACCAACTATTTAACCTCAATCTAAATACCATTGAATAATATTACATTAGAACTATTCTAAAAGATAATTTAAATTAACTGTTGACATAATATCCAATATGTATATATTAGATTATATGAATAACAAACTAACAATAGGAACTAAAACAATGACTAAATTTAAAACATTAATAAACTTTAAAGATGGCACTCAAATGTATCAAAGAAATAGTAATGAGGCGTTTGAAAGTGCTAAGTCTAAAGGTTTAAACAATCCTGGTGAATATATGTATATGTATTCTAAAGATGGTTTGGATTATTTTAAGAATATTAACTTTAGAAATTATATAAATTTTAAAATATAATTGCCACAATCTAGCCTTAAAACTATGAAAAAAAACAATATGATTAAATCAACCAAAAAAAAGGAAACTATGACAAAAATACGAATATTTCATAAAGCATTTGAAAATGAAATTAGCCATGTTGCTACAATGAAAATGCCAACTAATAAAAATATAGATGAAACATTAGAGTATGTTTTTAAACGTACTCAAAATTTAAATGAAGCATGGATTACAGAAAATGTAGGTTTTAATATGTTGCCAACAGTTGAAACTAGATCAACATCATGTGGAGATATTATTGAGGTTTTTCCCGGTCAAGATTATGAGCCATCAAATTTATATGTTGTTATGGGTAAGGGTTTTAAAAGAATTACACCTCAAATTTATAATGAAATATCAATTTTAAAAGATAATGAATTAGCACAATACTTTTTTAATTGTAATAGAAGTAAAGATATTGACATTAAATCAATAAAGGAAACAAAAATTAAATTAGATCATGTTGCCTAATTTAAGCCACAATAATAACTATACTAATAATAACTAACAAATAGGAACTAAAATGAACAAAGAACAAAAACAAATAAAAAAAGTAATAGATCAAGCATATAGTAAATTACACATATTAAGCAATATCACATGGACACCTTATCGTGATGAAATCTTTGATATGAATAAAAAAGATGAAAAAAGACATAGGTTTAATAGACCATCAAGCGACTTTGAAGCGTCTATAAATGATTGTGCAAAGATGTTTACAGTAAAAAATATTGCTGAAAGTCTTTTAAATATTGATAAATGGAAAGTAAAAGATTTAATCAATATTAGAAAATCAGCTTTATATTCTCAATCAGTTGTAGAGAATTACAAAGATAAAATTGTTGAAGCGTGGAAGGATGAAGATTTAAAATATCTTGCTGATCTTGACTATATCGCTTTGATTGATTGGAAACATCACACAGAAATAGAACAAAGAAAGGTAGCGTAAATATGACAATAGATAAAAATAACGAGGGTGCGTGGCGTATTTGTGAAAATATAAATGGGTACTTTGAAACTAAAGTATATTATTTTTACACAAAAAAAGAAGCAATAAAGCTATTTAGAGAACATAAAAAAGCCATAATTGAGAAATAGAAAGGAACTATGAAAAAAATAATATTGTTTACGTTAGGGTTTATATTTTCTGTTGCTGTAATGGTATCATTAGCCATGTACAGCTTACACCAACTAGTAATTTATGGAGGTGTTGCACTATGATAGTATTCGGTAAACCAATACACAGAAAAAAAACAAAAGCTGTTGCTATAATATTTTCAGTAATAGCTGTTATGATATTAACATTAATAATACTAATATAAGAGGACTAATGACAAAAAAACTATTTAAATTAATTGATAAACTAGAACAAGAACATTTGTTTTTAAATGGTGCTTTACAATCAATAAAAGAACATTTTGAAAAACATAAAAATGAACAGTACCCAAAGAAACCAATGGAATTTGGTATGATTGAAACACTTAAACAAGAATTATCAGAAAGTGTTAATTTGGTTAATCAAATTATAGAAGAAAAAAATAAGGGGGTTGCTTAATGCAAAAATATAAAAAATATCAATACTTATATTTAATGGAAAAAATTCAACTTAATTTTGAATATTTAGATGATTTTTCATTAAGAGAAGAATTTGCAAGAATACAATTTTATAAGGATTGGTTAATGAAATTAAATGAAAAATATAATTATATCAACTAACAAAAAAAGGGAACTATGAAAAAATATAAAATAAGAGCAGAACAAACTATATATGCAAGTTATGAAACAGAAATTGAAGCTAAAAATAAAAATGAAGCAAAAAAAATAGCTTTGGAAACTTGCGTTTCTGATTATCTAAATAGTGATTTATCAAATTCAGCAGAGGATTTTTCAATAGAAGATATAGAAGAAATAACTAACTAACAAAAATAGAAAGGGAACTATGAAAAACAATCAACAAAAATTTTTGGAATTAATGATTAATAATTTTGTATTATTTCCAAATAAAAAAAATAAAATACTTGAAATTAAATATAACAGATCATTATTAAAAGCTGAAAAACTAACTAACAAAAGAGATAGGGAACTATGCAAAAATTAAAAAATAAACTTGATGATCTTTTAAAGTTGGAAGAACAGCACAAAGTAAAAGAACAGTATGAGGAACAGAAAAAGTTAAGAGGTTTATATGAAACCCTTGATTTTATTCCTTTACCAAATGACATAATGGAAAAAACTAACACAGATTGGGAGGATTAAATGACTAGCTTAAACTTTTATTGCTTTGTCATGGTTCTATTTTTAATAATAATATCAACAATAACAGTATGAATAAACAATTAACACAAAAACAGAATTTAGATGAGTTAATGAAACAAACTCTTTTAAATATATTAAGTGCTAAGAGAATAATTTACACTTACTATAAAAATAAAAAGCTAACACAAGGGAACTAATGAAATATAATTATACATACGAAGAATATTCACAAGATACTAGAAGTTATAAAGTTGAAAGTGATATTAAATTAACAGAAGATCAAATAATGGAACTTGCTTTAAGCTGTCCTATGGTTGATGGTTCAGTTTATCAAGATAAAAATAGTAAAGCTACCTTTGAGGGAACTGAATTTGGTGATGATAGCCAAACAGAATTTGGTGGTGATGAAGCTGTTGATGAAGATGAAGATGAATAAAAAACTAACACAAGGGAACTATGGAAAATAAAATAGAAATAACAAAAGAAAATTTAGAAGAATCTTGCGAGGGTAATTATTTTTCTGATGATGTTGCTGTTAAATATGATTTAAAAAATGGTAAAATTAATACTGTTGCTTTCTGTATCTGTAAAAAAACAGCACAAGATATGGCTAAAGGTTTAAACTTATATGATGGTTTAAAAGAAGAACTTTAATTTTTATTAGGTGTAGACGTTGGAATATCTTCAGCGTTTACATCTATCAAATCATCTTCATCAGTACCCCAGCTTATTTTCATTTCAGTTTTTTGATCTACTTTTTGAACCTTATTATCTGAATACAGATCAGTAATTTTTCCTGCAATCCATTTAACAAAGTCAGCTTTACGAGTTATCCATAATATCTGATTAGGGTTTTCAAGTTCTTGATGATTAAATATTTCAAGCAATCTATCAATAGAGGTCTGAATTCCTAATTTTCTTGCGTCTAATACCTCTTGCTCAATCTTTGAATTTTTTTTTAAGATACGATAAAACATCCCTAAGCTGATCCCCATTGGGTTTGTGATTTTGGATTCGATACAATGAGTTAATGTATTTCCCTCTATTAATGAATCGAGTATGGTAGGTAGATTTTTCTTTACGTTCAATTCTAGGTCTAAGTTTTTCTTCATAGTAGGTGTTAAAGGCTTCTTCGCTGAGGTTTTTGAATTGTTTGAGTGATCTAAGTTGTCTTTTTCTACTATCATGGGTATAGTTTGGTTGTTGAAAGCCTAAAGTACTCTGAAAACCATGAAAACGACACAAGTATTTGTTGTTTTTGCACATAAAACCTTTAGCT